CCAGTCAGCATCTTTCCAGTGGCCGTTAGTCTTATTGGGCCCGTCAGCGCTTGTGCTGTGTCCGCTAAGTTCTGACCTGCATGCCTCGTTTCCAACCTCTTCCGGCTGTACTCCTGTGGATTGGTTACTCGGCTCATGTTGTCGTCCGCTACTTGCGGTGTCGGCCATCCCGATAGTTGAGCTTGCGCTCCCGTGTTCCACCCGTGCTTGCCCGTCAGATGTGAGGGTGCTATCCCCGTGCCCCCCGTCATCGATGTCGGTGTTGCCCAGCCCGCCGTTAGTTGAGCTGTCACATCCAAGGTGTCGGTGCTGATCTTCCCGTTTCTGATCCGCCCCCCTTGGTATCCACCCTTGTGATCCCGAGTTGTCGGTGTCGGCCACGAACCAGAGGCGTTGCCTGATGTGCGGAGCGCCGAAGCCCGCCGCGCAGAGATCGAACGCCCCAAAGGCGTAGTCCTTTGCTTCCATGTCAGTTTGTACAAGGTCGAGCCAACCGAGGCCATCTTTGCTTGCAACTTGTTCTCCAAAGATTGTTGAAGGGCGACACTCTTGGATGAGGTGGTTCCAATGGGGCCACAAATGCCGCTCGTCAGAAGTCCCTGCTCTTTTGCCAGCACCGCTGAAAGGCTGGCACGGGCAGGATCCGGTCCAAACTGGCCTGTCATCTGACCATCCTGCACTTCTGAGGGCTCGGCTCCAGATGCCAATCCCTGCGAAGAAGTGGCACTGAGTAAATTCAAAAAGTTCTTCTGGTTTGACATCACTGATGCTCCTTGTATCGACAACACCATCCGCGATGTGTCCTGATTTAATTAAATTGCGTAGCCACTCTGCGGCATACGGGTCGATCTCGTTGTAGTAGGCGCTCATTTTATGGCCTCATAATACTTCTTATCAAACAAATCTTGCCACATCACGTCCCAACGCTCTATGAAATCGGCTATCCATGTGGATTGGTTGGGGGTGAGGTCGTACTCATGGATCAACTCCATCGCATCCATGCACTTGAAACCTTGGTCCGCGCACCATGTGCCATATTCCTCGATCAATAAATCAATGGTTTTTGAAGACGCCATTAACTGGCCCTCCATACAGTTAGGGCCTCGTCAAACGGCAGATCATTTAAAATGCGACGGGTCTCATCCGATTGCTTGCTAGTAATCCATTCACCCTTGGTCACAGTAGGATGAAATTTGGTTTGATAAATGCCGTCCTTGCCCTTAATCTGAAACAAAATATAAGACTTGAATTTGCGCTTGAGGTCTTTCTCCGAAACAAATCGATTAACTTGTTCAGCACACCAATACTCTAGCCTTTGAGGAAAACCATCCTCACTCCAATCGCTAGGCTCATTAGGTAAAGATTTAAAATATTCTGATATCGACTTCATCATAGTGTGGTAATCACCCTTGAACTTTGGGTGGTCATAGTCGCGGTCACAACCGCCACGTCCATCGTTGCTCACAATAGCAACAGGCTTGCCGTTCACATATAAAGAAGCTTGGTAGCAATGTGTCTCTTCACTTGCCCACACAGTATGCTTAATTGCTTTGAGTTCTAGTTTCATAATAGTCATCCTTTGCACATTGGTAAAAATAATTAATGTAGTACACTTATGTATAATGCACATGTAGACCACGGGTGCAAGATCTTTTATCTCGGCCCGTTGTCCTCGGTCATGGGTTCAGTTTACATATACAGTAATCTGACAGAAAAATAAAAAAAGTTTTTGAAAATACTAATCAGGTGTAAATAATGTAAATAGGTGCTGCAGAACGAAAATAAATAGAATAAAAACAGAAGTTTAGGTAGTATATACCTATTTACAAAGCTATTTACAGTTGCAGGTGTTATTTACATAATAGTGTAAATACAGAGAACATTACAACCAGCCCAAGAGTAACTTCTTGGTTTTTTATTTACACTTCACCCTAGGATATAAGCTATAGGAGAACTTGTTTCGGTGGTTTGCTTGTTGTATACTTGTTGTAAAGGAGGACGCTATGGCTTCGCTAAAAAAGAAAATAGAAGACGAACATGATAGACAACTAACCACTAGGCAGATGACTTTTGCTCGTCATATTGTTGAGGGAATATATTCTAATGCCGAGGCGGCTCGTAAAGCGGGGTACTCCCATGACATCGCACGTAAACAGGCATCTATTCTTTTAAATGGCAGGGACTACCCTCATGTATTAGAATATGTCACTGAGCTACGCGCTGAACGAGAAAGACGATATGCTGTCACAACTATCGGACAACTTCAACGACTGCATCAACTATCTCAAGGTGCTGAAGAGGCGGGTCAATTCTCTGCCGCAATCAATGCAGAAAAAATTCGCTCCGCATTGGGTGGTTTAACTATCGACAGACGCGAACAAATCAACACCTTGGATCAGCTCTCAAGGGATGAGATCACCTCCCGATTGGCGGCTTTACAAAAACAATATCCGCAAGCTTTTGTGATCGATGCGGAATATAAGGATGTGACCGATGAGCAAGGGGCCCGAGGCGAACTTTTGGAACACGTTAAGAAAAGCTCTGCCAAAAAAGACACTGGCAACAAGGATTGAAAACAAGCATGGAGGAGGTGTACCTGATGTCCACCTACTTTGGAATGGGTTCCCCGTTTGGATAGAGTTGAAGGTATCCAAAGGAAACGCCGTAAAAGTCTCACCTCATCAGGTTGCTTGGCATATGGCTTATTATGCCCGAGGTGGTCTAAGTTTCTTCTTGGTAAAGTCCCTCTCTACGCGCAACCTTGTTTTGTTTGGCGGTGAAAAAGGTCCAGAACTGCTGTCTGGTGGCCTATCCGAGGGTGCAGGTGCGGGTTTCGATAACTCTGCGGCTCTGTTCGAGGGACTGCGTCCTCGGATCTTGGATCATTATAAATTTTTGGTAAACTCTGCGGGCTTGCACAAACATCCACGCTCATAACTCTGCGGCTCTGCGGCTTTGGACCGTGGTCCTAAACTCTGCGGCTCTGCGGCTCTGTCTAATTATGTATCTATAAATTAAAAGGGGCCCGAAGGCCCCAGGTTTTGATCACTCCGGCACCCATTGGGTGCTGGTATATGGTTTTCCAAACATGGTCGTCTCGACTTTTACCTGCTTTAACTTAGGAAGATCCAAATCCCCCTCTCTCACAAAGTGCCAGTCCCCATCCCATCTGAACACATCATACCGGCCTTGCGGAAGTGTCGCCGCGTATGGGTTCATGCCTCTGTCTTCATATAATATTTTGTTCTGTTGCTTTGCATATGGGTCATAACAGTCTGACCAGCAGATCCGCGCTTGTCTCGGTCCAACAATTAACTTGGTAAAGAAAGCATTGCTTCTGTTATTCATAAGCTCTGCGTCTTCCAATGTCGCGATGTCTTCGCGGCTCTGGTATATATGGACATTAAAACCGCCATCGCTTTGGATATCGTTTGCCCATGTAAACAAAGTGTCGCCGGCCTCAATGGCAATCGACGCGATGTCACAACAAATTTCTGCATGTATCATTTTGTGTAATCCTTATTAAATTTGTTAAAAGAGGCCCGAAGGCCTCTAGGTTTTTTAATGTTCTACTATTGCAATGGATTTTGCAAGGCTCGATCCCTTGCATAATTTGCAAGCGGTACATTGTACGCGCCGGCCGGCCTCTTTTGATGCGGGACAAAGGGCCTCGTTTGCCTTGTCTAGCTCGCCAAGATCCGCAATCACGCGGAAAGTACGACGGCCGGCAGTCCAATGCGCAACAGCTTGCGCCTTGTTGTCCGCGCTTTGCATCGCAATATCTGGACGCCAACCGCTTTGATGTGAATATGCGGTAAAGGTTGACGCCTCTGCAAGCAATTGCGTCCAAACGAAATCGGGAACCGCGGCCGGATCCCCGTAGGTTCCAACCCGAACGAAACGCGCGCGGCCTAATGTATTGCGGCCGGCCTTGGTGTTTGCCATGGAATAGACGCCCCGCAAAAATGACTTGTAAACAATTAAAACGCCTTGGCCTAGGTTAACATAACAGCGCCGGCCCTTGGCTTGCTTGCGCTTTGGGTCGTCGTTAACTTCCCCGCGCATGGTACAATCCCCACAAATTGAGAAGTCTTCGCCGGTTTTGCTTGCCTCGAGTGGATTAATATCCGAACGCAATATATAAGTTTGTAAAACCGCGCCGGTTTTTGTGTTTCGATTTGACCATGTTGCAATGGCAACAATAGGCTTACCATCCAAGAGGCTTGGCCCGTTGTAGATGATTCCGCTTTTCATAATTAATTTCCTTGTTAAAATGCATGATTGCATAGGCTTATTGTATAAGATCCACAAGTAAAGAACAAGCAATGAATTAAAAGCTTGCGTTCCAGGTCTAGGCGTTTTTTTTGTCCGGCTGCAGGTCTGCTGCAGGACTTTGGCTCTGCGGCTCTGCGGCTCTGCGGCCTTGTTTACATATATATATATGTATAATTCTCTGCAGCTCTGCGGCTCTGCGGCCTTGCCGCTGTATATATATACGATATTTTTTGCTCACGTCCAAATCTCAGACCATTTATTTTAGTGCAGCGCTTCTGCAGCGGACGTTTAATTGTATTAATTACACTTCATAGCCGCCCAATAAAGGGCGGCTAACAAGTATTATCTTTCGCCGTGGTCTGATTGTGGGTAACCTTCCCAATGCCACAACAATAGCCAACGCTCATAAAAAAGATTAATCTGGTCTTGGCTATAGCCTAGGTTCTTATATTCTTTTAAGATTTTAATAATAAAGCTTCTTGGCTCATTACTTAATATTTCATCAAACCCGCGTTTTCCTACTAAGCTAAACAAAACTTTAAATTTAGGATTGCAAGCATCGTCTGACATTTTTTCTATAATGTGTTCCACAATATTTCTTTCGTTAACGTGCTTAATTGCACTTCATAGCCGCCCAATAAAGGGCGGCTAACAAGTACTATTACGCTTGTACTTTAGATGGTGTATGATATTGCTCAATCCAGAGCGGATCAGCTTGGACCAGAGTGCCATAGTTTTTGATCTCACCCGCGTAGGTATCGCCTAGCTCATACTGGCCGTTGTGCATATGAGGTGATGTAGCGGCAACAAACCATCTAGAATAGTCATTCTCAGATTTTGAGTGCTTATAAGTTTTTAAGACTTTCCAAGTCCAGCCTTGGGCGTTCTGGTATGTCGCGTATGGATTATCTTGTGGTCTTGTTTTTCCGAATGTTGTTCTTGGCATATCATTATTTCCTTCGTTAACGTGCTTGATTGCACTTCATAGCCGCCCAATAAAGGGCGGCTAACAAGTACTATCAGAAGTCTGATTGTGGATATTCTTCTAAGTCTGCACCAATGTAATCATAATTGAC